TTGCCGGAAAACCGTATGCCATACTTTTGTGTTCAATATAGGGTGAAAAAGGTTGATTAGGCCATGTAAGTGGTGTGGAAAAAAACAGGAAATGACAGGCAAGAGAAAGTTTTGCCGAGGGGAAAAATGTAAGAATGCCTGGAAGTATGCCAAACGCACAGGGAAATTGAAAAACAAACAGAAACAAACAGATAAAGGAAGAATTCCCAACACCGTAAAAACCATAGTTGGCCTATTAACAAAGGTATCCACAACCGCGGATCAGTGTTTGCGGGTACAAATCGATATACCGGTTGATCGGGTGAAATTTGATACAATTCAATATTTAAATCAAAGTATCGTGATTGGATTTATTGATGACATTAAAGAAGACGAAAAAGAAAAAATTACAAAAGAAAGCAATAAAGACTTCGACTGATCGCACAACCGCTTATGCGTTGGCGGTTACTTCCGGCGAAATAATCGCTGGGCCGTTTGTTAGGGGTACTTGCCAACGGCATCTTGATGATCTGGATAATGCCGATAAGCGGGGATTTTATTTTGATGTTGAAGAATCTAATCGTTCTATTAACTTCTTTGAAAAGTATCTCAAGTTAAATGCAGGTCAATATGAAGGGTTGCCGTTTTTACTTTTGGGGTGGCAGGATTTCATTGTGGGTTCGATCTTTGGTTGGAAACGTAAGTTAGATAATATTCGGCGCTTTCGCGTGGCATATATTGAAACACCCAAAGGATCAGGTAAAAGTCCGATTGCTGCCGGAATTGGTTTGAAAGGTTTAGTAGCTGATAAAGAACCAAGGGCTGAAGTGTATGCCGCGGCAACCTATAAAGATCAGGCAATGGTATTATTCAGAGATGCTATAGCGTTTTATGATCAAAGTCCTGATCTACAAACACGGTTGAAAGCATCCGGTCTAGGATCAAAACGCTGGAAACTGGAATCTTTAGATAAGGGTTCTTTTTTTAAAGTCATATCTTCAGAAAGGAAAGGGCAGTCTGGCCCGCGGCCACATATAGCATTACTTGACGAAATCCATGAGCATCCAGACGGGAATATCATTGAAATGATCCGCGCCGGTTTTAAATTCAGACGGCAACCGCTTTCATTTATGATCACCAATGCCGGACATGACAAGACATCTGTTTGCTGGGAATATCATGACCTGGGAACTAAGGTCGCACTTGGCCAATTGGAAAATGACGAGTTCTTTTCTTATATCTGTTCGCTGGATGATGAAGATTTGGTTGATGATAAATATCTGACAGATGAATCGCTTTGGAAAAAAGTTAATCCCTCTCTTGAATATGGATTGCCTGGGTATGATTATATCCGTGGGCAGGTTAAGGAGGCGCAGGGTATGCCATCTAAAATGGCCACAGTCAAAAGACTTTGCTTCTGCCAGTGGACGGAGGCCGAGAATCCAGCAATCGGTAAAGAGGTCTGGTTTTCTTGCCAGGATAAAGATTATCCAGATGAAATTCTTATTGGGCGGCGCTGTTGGGGAGGTCTTGACCTTTCGGCAGTAAATGACCTCACTGCTTTTGCTCTTTTATTCGAACCGAGTGTAAAAGATTTGTTCTGGCGCCTCAAAGTTTGGTTTTGGATTCCTGGTATTGGTCTGGTTAAGAAGTCAGATCAGGATAGAGTGCCTTATATTGCATGGCGGGACTGTGGATTTATTACCGCAATAGACCGAAAAACAATAGAATATGATTTTGTAATTCCCGATATTGCTAAGATCTCCAGTCAGTTCAAGGTTCAAAAAATAGCTTACGACCGCTGGAATTATAAGAATTTTGAAAAAGAATTGCTCCGAATGGGGGTACAATTACCTGAAATGGTGGAGTTTGGACAGGGGTATCAGTCTATGAGCCCGGCAATTAAGGTATTTGAAACAAAATTGATTCAATCCACTATCAGGCATGATGGAAATCCTTGTTTGACATGGAACGCGGCCAATGTAGTTGCGGTTGAAGATCCGGCGAAGAATAAGAAGTACGACAAGTCGCGAAGCACTGGTAGGATCGACGGTATAATCGCCAGCGTCATGGCCTGCGGGATAATCGAGCAAGTAGTTGTATCGGGATTTGAAGAACGTGCCGCAAAAGGCGAAAATGTGATCAGGACGATTTAAGGAGAATCCAGATGGCAGTAATGAGTAACGATGAAATAGGTAAAAAAATATGCGACGCTCTTGGATTGAAACATGCAAGAATGGTAGATGTGCATATAGTCTTTGCTGTTGATGAAATAGTTACTGTTATGGTTGAATATTATCCTGAAAAGGATGGTATTTTGCAATTACCGGCAATTTTAAAAGAATATGAACTTGTAGAAAAGGAGAAAAAATGAGCGAAAATTTAAAACAGTTTCCCATCAAATCGTTGCAAACAGGTCAGCAGATTCAGATTGATTTAAAAGACACGCCGCCGAGGGTGTGCGAATGTGGATGTATGTTTTTTGTTCAGGTAATGAAGGTTTATATCCTATCGGCTTTACTTTCACCTACAGGTCAGGAATTGGTGGTACAACAGCCGGTTTTATCCTGTATGGAATGCAAAAAAGTTCTTTAAAGGAGAATTCGCATGGATGACATCCTTATAAACTGGGGGCAGATAGCCAACTTTTTAAAAGTCAGTGAAAGAACGGCAATCAGATATTTTAAAGAAAAAGGTTTGCCAGTGAAGATAAACAAGGCTGGTCATCCGATAATCAAAAAAGAAGTTGCGGAAAAATGGAAGTTGGAAGATAATGTTTAGAGAAAGGAGATGATTATGAAAAAGATCATTTTGCTTGTAATAATGTCTTTTTTATTTTCCTTAATTGGATGTACTACTCATTGTCTAAGTAGAATTTCAGATAAACTTAATCCTTCAGAATTGTATAGCGCTTATAATGTAAATCCGGTTGATTTATCCTCACGATCAAAATGTAAAAAAGTTCCATCTGTAAAAATAGTAAATACGGAAATAAGAACTGAGGATTTTGAGGCACTTATAAATCCGCCGTGGACTTGTATGGTTAACCCTCAAAACACAATTTATAATATTATTGCTTATCTTAATGATGGTTTTGAGAAGAGTAATATCAAAGTGACTGATTCCTCTACTAAGATTATTCAAATTAAAATGATTGACCTTAAATCAATAGCGGGATTATGGTCATTTGGGAGTTATTGTAAATTAAGCATTGATATTCCGGAAATTGGTTTAACTAAAACTTATGAGTCACATGACAATGCGATGCTTGGTTATACCGCCGCTGCTTATGCTATCCATTCTGTAACAAGACAAATTATAGACGATCCGGAAGTTCAAAATTATATTCTCTGCCAGTAATTATTTTTATTTGACAGCTTTTGTCATATATTGACAGCTTTTGTCATATTCTGTCCGTATCTTTTTTCTATAAAATCCAACCATAATAGCCGCAAATGAATCTCCTTTGTTTGGCGGCGTATGTTTAAGAAGTATTCGTACCTCCTTCACCCGGAAGAGAGCAACGTCTATCTTAGTATCGGCGTTGCTTTCCTCTGTTTCGGAATTTCCTTGTATTCATTTCCCGCCGCACTAATAACCCTTGGCTTAATCTTTATCGGCATTGCGTATCTTGAAGCGCAGAAGGAGACGTGATGGCCGGACTTCTTTGTTTAAAAAAAGAAACACGCGCTGGATTGACTGCGCCACTATCACCCAAAGATCCAGCCTTAGCCGATATGTTCAGCGTTTTAAATTCAGCAAGCGGCCAGAATGTAACCTCGGATACAGCACTCCGCGTTTCCGCCGTTTATTCCTGTGTAACCGTATTATCTCAAACTCTTGCCATGCTTCCGAAGTACATCAAGCAAGCACGTTCCGATGGCGGTTACGATATAGTTCCTAACCATCGTCTTTACAAGCAAATCCACAACAAACCTAATCGCTGGCAATCGAGTTTTGAATATTATGAAATGATGGAAGGGCATAGACTTTTGCGGGGGAATGCCTATGCCCGGATTGTGTCTTTCCCGGGGCGCGGGATAAATGAGCTTGTCCCGATGCACCCTGACCGAGTGTGGCCGTTTATAATCACACCTAACGGTGTCACATATTATATGTACGACAATTCCCCATGCCCACCCCCCGGCTCTAAACTTTTTTATCAATACTTCCCAATCAATGCGAACACGGAAATTCTGACAGCAGAGGAAGTCCATGTCATTCGAGGATATTCGACGAATGGAATTGTTGGCATGAATCCCATTACAAGGGTGGCGCGGGAGGCTGTGGGATTGGCAATGGCAGCAGAGGAAACCGGCGCGCGGCTATTTTCCAACGGCGCACAGATAGCTAAAGTTTTCAGACATCCAT